TACATTAAGCGTTTTACCATCTACTAGCCTTTCCTCTTATATCATAGTGAACAAATGTATCATATAGACCTAAACCACCTTCTAAAATCTTACCGTCTTTTATAAGTTTTAAAATAGCTTTATGTACTTGCTTAGGGCTTTTACCTTTTACTTGTATATCTGCAGCTTTGCCTAATAAATGTTGGCTGTTTAATTTGCCTCCTATAGACTTATTGTGTAGTTCTGAACGGTAAGCACTAGTTATGTGTATAGGTGCGTTTAAAACGCTTCTAAGGGCTTCTAGTTGATTAGCTAGTATCTTTATGTTAGCCCAAACTTCTTGAGGCATACCAGCCCCATCTTTACTGTTAAATTCTTCTTTACTAAAGTGTTCTGTTAATTCCATTTAAAATTTTTTATCTTTATTTGATTTTATGACCGACCTTAAACCATCAATTATTGTATCTGGTGCAAATAAAAAACCAATACCTACTATTAAAAGTATAGCAAACTGAAAGACCTTGCTGTCTTGAACAATAAATATATAAGTAATAGCAGCTATTAAAACTAATATTCCTAGCAAGGTTGTTTTCCAGCTTTCTACTATGTTTTTCATTTTCGTCTATACATTAAATACCATTTATGGGCTGTGTATCCAATAGCAACCGCTGTTAGTACTATTTTTAACAATATGTCTATCTGCATAAAGTTAAAGCCTAGTGTTATAACATTTATAAAAGCGATTTTAAGGTCTGAAGTAGTCATTTTATAGTTAAATTATTTGTTAGTTAGAACTGATTAGCAAAAGCCATATAGATATAAGTTGCAGTATTAGCGTTTGTATCTGCGTTTGTGCTTTTTAACTGAAAAGTAGTTGCATTAAAGTCAATAGAATTTTCGGTGCTTTCTGCTGCAGAAAGGTTAGGATTTAGTGTTTTATCTATTGGGTTAGAAGTATCTCTTTTATTATCTAATATTACCCAATTACCAGTACTATCATACCTTTTTACCATTACAAAAGCTGGCTCAAATCCAGTTGTAACAATCGGCCCAGTAGCAGATCCATTACCAGGATAACTCCCAAACTTACTAAATCCAGCCTTTTCAGCAAAGCAGTAGGCAATAAAAGGGTTTCCGCTGTTTGTGTTACTTGAAATACCAAGAGAAAAAACAGTTGAATTTGGGTTTGTATCATTAAAAGGCGTGAGGTCGGTACTCGGTGCAGCAGTACCGTTCAATAATAAGTAATTTGTAGCAGAATTAACAGAATCATAAGTAATCCAATTTCCAGAAATACCAGAAATTGCTTTTATAAAAATTAAATCTGGGGCAACACCTAATGCGTGACCTACTGTAGCCCCGTTTGTTCCATTACCAGTATATTTAACAATACTAAACCCAGCATCTACATTAGCAGACACATCAGAAGTAATAGAGCCGTCTGTGTTTGTTACAGCAGCACCACCAGCTTTCCAACACCAAGCTACGTAGTCCCCAGTAGCAGAATCATTATAAGAAGCACCCCCCACTACAAACCCATCTGTGGTTAGTTCGGCATAGGCTGGACTTAACTGAAGTGCGGCAGATGTAGAATTTGTTACAAGCCTTTCTCCAGCTGGTCTTTGAACATCAAACAAAGCGTGAGATTCGGCTGCATTTCTTGGTTTTATCCAAACTAAATCTGGGTTAAACCCAACGCCACTTATTGTTCTTGGGTTTGAACCATTACCAGTATATAAAACAGTATTAAAACTTGTAGGCACTTCTACACCTCCTCCACCAGTATTTATTAATCTTTTTCCAAACATTTATTGTAAATTAAAGGTTGGTAAATCATAAGTAAGAACCGCTTTCTTTGTAGTTAAAGCCTTAATTTCTGCACCTATTGTATTGCTTTGCGTTCTTAATTCTGCCCTACTATCTATTACTTCTTGTGGTGCAACCTCTCCACTATCCATTTGCCTAATAACAAACCAATCTGTTTTTTGTAATTGGCTGCCTATAGAGTGTTTTAAGTTGCTTATTTTTTGTGTTTTTAACTCTGCTAAAGTTTGAACAATAACCCTATCAATAACATCGTAGGTATAAACATCGCCAGCTAATTTAATAGCAGATAATTCTTCTATTCTTGAATCGTATATAGGTGTTACAACATCTAAAAAACCAAAGCCTTCTTTAATATTAAAATGCGTTCCGTTTTCATCTGTCCAAACACTTGGTATTTTACTAAATGTTTTTATATTTCCGTTTACTAAAATTCCTTTCATATTAAATAGATTTTGAGATTGAATACCAGTATTCTGCTGCACCAGTTACTACTATTTGTATTAAATTAGAGACAGTACCATCATAAACACCAGCAACCGTTGTACCAGCGGGAAGTGTTAAAGCAAAATCTCCAGTAATAACTAAGTCCTTAACCATACCTATACCAGTATTTGCAAATGTTAAAGTAGTTGCTGCTACTAAAGTCTTAGTAAATACTTGTGCGGTTGCAAAATCTACCTCTGTTGTTAAAGCTGCACTTGTTTTAAATTCATCAGCAAGCCTAGCATAAGACGTAAAGCCATCTGCATAAACCTCTGTAAAGTTTTCGTTTGCTTTTGTAAATGCTGTTCTTAATGGGTCTCCAGTTCCATCATTAGCTGTCGTTCCTATTCCTATTACTTGTTTTGCCATCTTTTATTTTATTAATATGTTGTTTGGTCTGCTGTTAATTGTGTTGTATCTGCTAACACTAAAATAGTATCTGCAGTTAGATTGCTTCCATCAGCGTCAAATGGATAAATGCTTCCCCAACCGTTTGGCTCGTTTACATTCCCCCACCAACTACTTAGGTATATTATTCCCCAATTTATCAAGTTTGCCATTTTTTACTTTATTTAAAAACAATTTTAGTTTCTCTATGTTTTCTTTTTTTACCTTGTATCTTTTCATTTATTGTCACAATTATGTTCTTCTAAATCACCCAGCCTGTGAAATTAGACTCTTTATCTGGGTACATATCGTTATTACTATTGGAATTATATTCAGGGTAGGTAGATTGATTAAAACTCATAAAGTCAATAAACCTTCTGGTATAATGCTGGGCTATGTCTCTTTCTTGTTCTGCTAAATAATCCACTTCGTCTTTAGTTACTGTTTCACTACTTTCGCTTGTATGTTTGTAAATACCACCATTAGATACCGTATAAGCCAAGAATGGTAGCATTTCCACTTGTGACCAATGTATAGTCATAGGTTTAATGTATGTTTCTAGTAAGGTCTTATATGTAGGGTTTGCATCTAAAGCATCTGTAGTTATTAATGTCTCTATTTTTTCGTATAACTGCGTTCCTAAATAGTTCTGTATGTGAATTTCTTGAGCAACCTCAATCCATTGAATAAATTTATCAGTATCTAGGTTTCCGTTAAATACACTATATCTTTTAAGGTCTTTTGGTGTTATAAATAACGCTTTAGCCATTAGTTAAATCTTTTGTTAGTTGGTAAAAATCCTTCGTTTGGCATATCTTTAGGCTTCATTGACACCTCTTTGGGGTTGTCTTGTCTAAGTCCGTCTTTTTGTGCTTTATTTGTAGATATATTAGGGTCTATATTTGTTAGGCTTCCTTCTGTTTTTCCTTTAAAAGTTTGCCTTAACCACTTATGTCCACAAGAACCACCGCCTTTATAAAGCCAAACAGAATACTTGTCAGCACCTTTAGCCCCCCAACCTTTATTTACTATTTGACTTTCCATAGAAACAATATCTTCTTTCCTATATAGCTTGTCTGCATCTACCATTTTTTTGCAAAAATCTCTAACAGTTTTACTATCGTAGGTTAAAGGACTGTATCTATACCTTACTTTATATTGTACGCCATTTATAACTTCATCTTGTTTGCTTTTACTATTAGGTTTAGCGGTTCCAGTATTAACAAAATTCCACATTTTAGATAATACAGATTGTTTAGGGTTGTTTAATGCCTCTATTTCTGCGTCTAATTTATCTTCTGTATCATAATCCACCTCTTGTGAGTCTATTAATTCCCACTCATCTTCTAAAT